TTTCTAGGCATTAGAAATAACCACCGTGCGCAGCAACAAGTGGGGCGTTAGCAGTTGTATCACTTGCGGTGGCTTTACGAACAGCGGCCCATAACGCACGACCTTTGGGAATATACAATCCATTAAATTGAGTACCGACTACATCAGTTGAATCAGTTGAACCGACCCCAGGAACAGGATTAAGCAAGTAAGGCATCCCAGTCCAGACTGTGCGAAAACCAGCTTGTGTATCAGATGAAAACGTACCAATGAAGAAAGCCTGTGAAGGCCGAAGAAAATCGTTGGCGTTACTCATATAAAGATTAATTACGTAAGCAGCAGAAACCGCTCTTGCAGTTGAATAAATTTCAGCAATTACAGCACCATCATTTGTTGTGCAGTCAACAAGCAATTTAGCTCCATTTGATCCACCCACATCAATAACAGTGGTGGGCTCGACAGTTGCTCCAACTAGATCAACAATTTCATGCAATACGCGATCAACCAAAAGCGGTTGCTTATTCGTAGAAGTTGAAGCCATTATGCGATACCTCCTTTCTTGTTCTTAGGTGTAGTTTTAGCTATTTTTTTGCGAATGCTGCCAGGTGGATTTTGTGCATTGCCTGTAAAGCCTAAGGGATTTGCAGGTTGATTAGTACCACCTTCCATCATTGCCATATTCCCAGTAATAGGGGCAGGCATACCTGTAATTCCCAGATATGGGTTAGTGGCTTTGTTAAATTCCCCAACCCTATTTCCTGCAACTGCTTCTAGCTGCTGAGGTGGGGCAATTGCTGTCATTCCATAAGGACGAGCATTCTTTCCAGTACCAAGAGGGTTAGGACCAGGAAGACCAGAATGAGCGACCTTTTCTGGGAGAATAGTTGCACCAGGATTAGTGGGCGGTGTATTACCATCTCCATATGGATACTTAGAAGTATCTGGAGTCTGTAACGTCAGCGCGTTATGGGGATGACCGAGCATATTGCTTGGCTTCTGGTCAGCGCCAGGAAGAGGCTGCTGATTCGCCTGCACACCAGGGATACCAGTGGAAGGCAGTGTGGTTCTTGCGACCTTACCTTCGTTTGGACCTAAAAGCATCCTATTTTGTAATCTACTCTTGGCCATAACTAAATGCTCATGGTGTCGGAACGATCGTTGTTACCCAAGCCTGCATTGCTGCCAGCTTTAGCGAACAGCTCAAGTCTTTTCTCTAAAGCATCAGTACCAACCTGATTAGGTTCGCTGGATTGCTCTGGTTCACTATCTTCTGAAAATGCACTCTTGTAGTCACGTCCAGATTCGGGCCGACTGGGCTCCGTAGTAGGTGTCTGGATTTGTGCACCAAAGATACTTGGATTACCATCCCCTTGTGCACGTGCTTGCTTAAGTTTTTCCTGATAGTCAGATTCTTGACTATTCATTGTAATCTTAGGAGCACCGTGACTTCTTACGGCATGCATGATTATTAAATATATCCTAGATCTATTCTACACTTAACACCAATCAGTACTGAGCATCATACGAGTACCCACAGCAGTATCAGCAGGGCCAGGCACAGCCATAATAAATTCAGCTCCAGATCTCTCAAATGCATAACGTCTTACCTCAGGTCTACGGTAGTTAGGTACATATAGTGTTTCAGCTAAACGATCGAGTTCCCGCAGGTAGATTTCACGGAAGTATTCATCACCTTTCAATGGATCAGATGTATTAATCGTCCGCTCAACGTCGCCGGAAATAATTTCCTGACGTGACGGATTTAATACTCTGCTTCCGCCTGTATCGAAATAATCATCAGGTATTGCAGCACTTGCTTTCCAAGCAATGTCACAACGCTTGACTTGATAGACAATCTGCTCATACCAGTATGAATCTGGGATAAGAGCCATCGCTTCTTCTAAGCGTGACCTGTCACCGGCAGGCACTTGAGCACCAGCGTTATAACCTAAATGAAAACGTACTTTTGATTTCAGATGATCGTCTAACTGCATCAGGCTACTCCTCCAGATTGGCTATAAATCTGACCAAGCTCTCGTTCAAGAACATATAGCTCATCAGGGCTTAATGATCCTTGGACTTGAAGCTTCGCTAACAATTGAGCTGGAACTGAATCTTGCATAGATGCATTACGTACAGCTGCACCTAATCCACCACCAAGAATCAACCCCGCTAAGCCTCCAGCAACGCGAGCACCAGGCCGCATACGAGAGCCTATTTTTTTCTGTAGAGGTATACCTTTTCTTGTAAGCCCTTGTCTTGCAGCAAGTTGATCCTTTACTTTATTAATATTAAGACCAATCTGATGTGGCAGTTGTCCACCAGCTATGCCAATTCCAGCACCTAATGTGCTACCTAGAAGAACTGCATTCTGCAGTGATGGCATGTTAAGAGCATCTTGTTGTGCTGCAGAAAGGAGAGCCTCATCGATATTAGTGACTGCCATTTTAGTAAAACTATCTGTATATCTAGTTTAACCAATAAAAATCAGTCTCTCTGCCTCCAATCATCTGGCTTGTCTTGCATAAACCATTGAGCAATTTCTTCTGGAGTGTCAAAACCATTTTTATGCTTTGTTGGATCTGGATCACCAATATCCATTTGATTTAGAAAAGAATCCATTGAGTTTTCAGCCATGTCTGGATTATTAGCGATTCGGCGTGCTTTACGTAGCATCTCCGCAGCAGAACCATTAGCTCTTGCCAATTTGTCTGCCCAGATCATCTCTTCAAGTTTAACCTCTTCCTTTTTAGCAATACGTTTACAGATAAACTCTAGTCGAAGACGATATTTCGTAGAAAGCATATTGCCTCTGTTTCTTTCTAGCTTAACTAATAAATATCAAATCCTCTTCGATTAGTTGATCCCAGTTAACACGTGGGATATTCTCCAATTGCTTGAGATTAGCAAACCGTTCGCCACTCAATGACATACGTAGTTCAACAATTTTCTTAGCTGTTGCAAAACCTACACCAGGCAGTCGCTTGGCAATAATCTCAGCAGGAGCAACATTAAGGTTAAGGCGGGTATCTTCAAGCGGTACGACAGAAGCTGGTACTTCCTCTTCTACAGTGATTTCAGGAGCCTTTAGTTCAATCTTTGTAAGTCGACCTTTTTCACGATCATATGGGACTAGCTGCTCTAAATCTACATAAGAAATATTACCTGCTGCATCCTTAACCATTGCAAAGTCTTTGTCATGCACATTCATAAACTCGACAAGCTTGCCAGTCTTTCTATCTTGAAACAAATTACCGATTGACATATCTTTGGGGTATACCTAGTATTATTATAAGCATAAAAAAAGCGCTCATGATGAGCGCCTATAAGTCATTTAAGTGAATTAACCTTAGCTAGTGCTTTGTCAATTATTGATTTTGGCAATGGAACATAACCGTGTTTGTCTGCCTGAGATTGTGCTTCATCACTTAGCATATACGTGAAAACTTTTTGCATAGTTTCATTACTTGGATGCTCGGGGTGTGCCAGTATCCACGTCAATGAAACTATAGGATATGCATTCTCACCAGCAGGATTTGGGTCAGATCCACGAAGCTGATCATCTAATTTAATCTGTGACAACCCAGCTGCAGAAGTATCAGCATCTGCTAGTACAAACTCACCCGCTTTATTTTCCAAAGCAACTTGTTGAAACTTGCCTCCAACAACATAACCATAGTTTAAGTAACCAATAGCACCCACCTGTTGACTAATCGTAGCAGCAACACCAGAGTTACCTTTGTTTCCAACACCAACAGGCCACTTTACTGCTTTGCCTGAACCCACTTTTTCTTTCCACTCAGGAGAAAAAGCAGAGAGTGAGGAAGTAAACCCAGCAGTGGTTCCAGAACCATCAGAACGATATACAACCACAATTTTGCTGTCTTTACATCCAAACTCAGACCAATTAGTAATCTTACCGAGAAAGACATCAGCTAATTCCTTTTGTGTCATAGCGACTTGACAACCTGGAAGATTGTAAGCAGGGACAATAGCGCCGCCTGTCATTGGAATCTGAACAACAGGGTGCTCAATTTTTTTATCAGGAATAGCTTTGTCAGAAGCACCAAAATCTATAGTACCTGCATTGTATTGCCTTACGCCAGCACCTGAACCAACTGCTTGATAGTTGACTAAAAACTTTTCTCCTTTAGCTAATTCTTGAAACCAAGCGGTATAAAGTGGAGCAGGGAATGTAGCACCAGCTCCGTTGAGCCTCACCACTTCTTTAGGAGAAGAACAAGCAACCAATCCAGCAGATGCTAGAAGACCAATAAATAGTCTTTTCATGAGAGTTTATATATCAATTCGTTATTATCTTACACAACTCAGATTAAATTTAAGTTAATAAAAAAGCGCCTCCGAAGAGACGCTTGATGACTGATAAATGTAATTATCAGGTGCCCTGACCGGCTTCAATTCCATAAGGAACGTGAGCATCTTCGATGTCAGGAGCAGAAGCTGCACGGTAATAGCAAACTTCAACCAAGATGGCAGAAGGGCTCTTACGGTCAGCACCCGCAGATGGGTTTTGCTCAGCAGTGTTAGCAGCTGAAGTGATAACTTCGACTGTTACATCAGATCCACTAGCAGCGGTTCCATCGAGAATGGAAAGCATTGGTGAAACTGCACCTGCAGCTGGATAGAACTGATCGGAACCAGCAGTAAGGGTGATCTCACTACCAGTGTTGCCAGGAGCATTAGCACTAATAGCTTTAATCTTAATGGTGTCGGAAGCAGCATTTGCTTTCACACCAGGAGCAGAAATAGCCGTACGGTAGACAACGGATCCAGCAGGGATCACGCAAGTCTTGTCAGTACGAGGCTTGTCATCTTGACGTAGGTCTGGAGAAAGAATCTTCAGACTATACGTGCCAGAAGCCAGCGATCCACTTGTAGTGACGCCAGCATTATCAGGGTTAAGTACTAGAGCACCGACGAGGCGATAGAACTCAACACCAGGGAGAGCTTCAACACCCTGTTCGCGATATGCGTTCAGGTGAGCTACATAATTACCGGGGAAAATTGTTGACATAGTTAGTTACCTCCTATCAATATACGAAAGAGTAACCAACCGTGATGAAGTCCTTATTAAGTACTTCAAAACCGGCAAACAGGGACCAGATCATGATGATAAAACGGCTGAAGTCGTCGTTATTGTTCAACAGGATCTGAGCATTGTTTCCACCGATGCCCACGCCAACGGCCTGAGGACCAAAGAAGATCAGCTGTGCAGCTGTCGTGTTCGTGTTGGTGATGGAAGCATCGTTAATGGTGACTTGGAACTGCTTCTCGGGCAGGTTGGTGGACTCGAACCAGCGGACACCCTCAAAGAGGAAGCCAGTTGGCATAACGGGTTGTCCAGCGACAAAACCAGCCTGACCATAAGCCGGACCCATGCCCTGATAGAAATTAGCGTTAGGGGCGGCATTCGGTTGCATGGGGTTGACCATGCCAGTGCCGGGATAACGAGCGATTTCACGGAAATCACTGTCCTGACGCAGGTGCATCATTGCGGTTGGATCCACAATGCAGCGGTAGTAACCATCAGCGAAAGTTGGGACGTTGCGCTTACGCATGTCCTTAACAACTTCCAACAGGTCAGTCTTAACGTCAAACTTGGCGGAAGATCCAGCGCCATAGTTAAGAATTGGTGCTGAAGTAGCCTTAGCAGATCCACCAGGGAAGTAATAACCACCCTGATTAGAAGAAGCTTGGCCAGCACCTTCAGCCTTCATGAGTTCGTCAGCAAAGACGCGATCACGCCAGCGGCGATAGTCATCAAGCAGTGTCAGTGAGCCGATGGACTGGTGGAATACGTTGAGGTTTCCAGTGTCCAGCAGCAGACGCTGAGCAGTGATCAGGGTCTCACGAGCAACTTTGAAAGTAGAAGGTTGTGAGGCATCGCGAGAATCAGCAGGGCCTGTGTACTCACGGAGAGTAACCAGCACCTTGTCCTTCACGATGTTGCGTGCGGAGGCGGATCCAAGTGTTTGATCAGCAGTCCGCTCACGGGACTCCTTAGTGCCAGGCTTACCCCAGAAGCGGTAACGATCCAGCTGCACGGTCTGACCGGGCTGCTTACTGAAGTCGTGTACTACTACAGGCTCAACTGCCATCTCAATGATGTAGGCAGGATGAGGACGGTAAAGTTCTGCACCAAGAAGCTTCGGAAAATCATTATCAATCCACATAGGATCGTAACTCCGTAAGCTAAAAGGTTTATAAGCGAATTCGACTTATTCGCATATATCGATATTACTAGTTATTGCTATACTTTATATCGTATACCCCAATATTTTGTGGTTATGGAGTTTATTGAAAACAATATCTGGACGCCCATACATACCTTGCCTGGATACGAGTGCTGCATTGAATACTATATTAATAGCAAGGGATTAATTAAAAGCACTAAAGGTAAGGACGAAAGAATACTAAAGCAACGTAAAAATAAAAACGGATATTTTCAAGTCAATTTAACTCAAAGAATAGGCCGCAAGAAAACAATTACAGTTACTGTTCATAAGCTTGTTGCATTAGCATTCCTTCGTCCACCTTCTTCTATACCAGGAAAAACTAGAACATGTAGCAGAGTTTCCCATATCGATGGAATTAAACAAAATAACAACGTAGACAATCTAAAATGGACTAAAATAGAAGAAAGTTGTAATAGAACAAATGGCTGACAGTCTTATCCTTAGTGGAGTTAAGGACGTTAAAAAGCA